CATGCACCATCACAAAGTCATTGACCTGTGCCAGGCTAGCAATGAGTTTCATGTTGTGATCGCCACTCATGCGTTCTTCTCCTTTAGTTTGGCTTCGACGGCTTCAATCAAATAAACACCCCAATCCCTAGTCCTTAATAATTCCTCATAATCATCATCAGTCAGCCCAACCCATTCACGCTCTGTTTCCAGTGCTTGGCGCAGGGCAGTAATGGCTTGCTTTCTGCTAACAAGTCCAGCATGACTTATTGGATCACTCTCCAGCGCCTCTAGCGCAATCTGCATGGCTTCTCTGCTCATGTGTTCTTCTCCTTGAGTTTTTCTTCGATGGCTCGGGCAAATCCCCATCGATCAAACCACTCTGAATTACTTGCATCAAACTTTTCGGACAGATAACCTAAATTTTGTATCTCCTCCTCCGTCAGCCCCACCCATTCACGCTTTGGTGGGGATGTGTAGATCTTTGTGCCGACTGGCAATGCTGGCTCATGCCACCATGACATTGATAAATTCGGATTTCCTGACTCACTTGTCACTGTCGCCACCGGCTCTTGCTTTTCCTCTAGTGCTTGTTCCCATGCGTGTTCTGCAAGTTGCATTTTCGACTCGTAATCATCGTATGAATCGCTCATGCGTTCTTCTCCTTCAGCTTGGCTTCGATAGCTTCCGCAAAATCCTCCACGTTCTGATGTGCATAGCAAATGTGAAACTCCACAGCACTGCCACTCTTTGCTTTGTTGCATTTCCAGATTTCATTTGCGGTCAGACCAACCCATTCACGCTTTGGTGCAGCATAAAGTTTGTCACCTAGCTTTATATCTTTAGCGTTGTCCCATGCGACCATCGGCCTACCCGTTTTATCAAACAGGTAAACATGAGCCACATGTCCATCATCCGTTGGTGTCTTTGCTGTTTTGTTCTCAGTCATTGCATAGCCCCCTTACTCATTGACCTGACGTAAAAGTGAATCTCAATAGCTCGATGTAACTCATGCTCATCAACCCCTGCCTGCTCGCATAGGATTGGAAGGTAAGCGACATGCCTTGCTAGCTCTTCCTGCCATTTGTCGATCATGGCTTGGGTTTCAATGTCCTTTAGCTGCTTCTTACTCACGATTGGGACTCCCGCGAGGGTATGTAATGCGACCAGGTGCGGAATGCCTTGTGCTTTCTCATAGTCTCGATGCACTCAGTGCTTGGTGGTTTCCAACCATGCTCACGCCAGACCTGATCAACGGGTCGGAACCATTTATCGGGTTGAATTTGATGATCGATTAAATCGATCCATGAAGGGACTTGTCTATCTTCCATGTAGGTTGACTCCAATTAGGTAGAGAAAAGCCCGTAAAAGCCCGTTTAAGGGCTTCTAAGGGCATTAAGAGCGGGTTAGTCGGCTAACTTGAATGTGGCATAAAGCCAGTAGCATCGACTGGATGCCATGCCATCATGGCGCAAATGTAAAGGCGGTTTATCAGTGCCGAGCGGAAACTTATAAAGGTCTGAGCACTCAAAACCTTCTTGTTTCATGGCTTCGCATAATTCTCCGAACTTGTCTCTGCCAACTGCCACCTTAAAGCCAGTGCCAACATGTCCAGCGGCAAGCCATGAATCGCAGGCTTCGATTTGTTTCATGATTGCCAATCTTTCTTCCCATGATCTATTTGTGTATGCAAGTTTCATGTTGAATGCTCCTATAGGTTGAAAAAGATAGCGCAAGCAAGTGCTACCCCAAACAGGGTAGCGATTAGCCAATCGATAATGGTTTTCATGCTTGCTTTCTCTTGAGTCGCATCGCATCGGCAACTTGTTTTCTAAGTGCTATTGAGTAAGCATTTCTATAAGGCTTTGCAAGCCTTAAATGCAAAATCGGATGATTGCCTGATGTTGCAATGTCACTGTTCGGCATATTGAGCAATTGCTTTGCCATGTTAAATGTCGCAACTTGAGCCTTGTAAACAGGCCGGTTAATCCATTGATCGAATGTCATGTTTAGCCCTCGATTAGGTTTGATGCAAGATCGCATCCCTTAGCCCTCCGCAAAGGGCTATAGGATGAAAACTCAGGCAGCTAATAACTCTTCCTCTTGAACTGCTACGGTTAAATGATCCATGGCTGCTTGCGCTTTGCTAGCTGCCTTAATGATTGCGTTTTTATCTTGCTTCAATACTTTGAGCCATGAATCAATGTAGCTTGCATGCTGTAGCTGCCCGTCGATACCGCATTTCATGCAAAGCATGGCAGCGCCTAACTCGGCGATCAACTCTTCAAAAGCATAGGCTTCCGAACCGAACCGGTTAGCCAACTTGCGATCTAGCCTAGATTGGTGGCCCGTAGCGTGTACTGCCTCATGCAAGAGCGTAGCGTGATAATCAGCTAGCGATCTAAAGCTACTTAGCGCAGGCATACCGATCAAATCCTTAGTAGCTTGATAGTACGCAGCACTGGCAGTTTGAACGCCATTGGCTAGCTGAAGGCGATCTACTACGCTTTGTACTCTGCTATCGATTGATCCTTCAAGCGTACCGCCTTGCTTGCTGAATGTTGCGCCTTCTACATCGTCGGCGTTAAAGACAAAGTAATGCTTCAGCAATGGCAGCGTAGCTTCTACATCATTGCCTGCAGCATCCTTGCGAGTAACGCTTAAAGGCTTCCAAAACACGATTGGAACACCCTTAGAGCCTTTCTTAACGCTTAGGCCCGCATCACTTGCTTGCTTGAACGTGAGCCAAGCATTTGATCTGCCACAACCGAACATGCCGAGCCAAAGCTGATTCATGCCACGATATACAGTGCCTGAAATAGGATTGTAGGATTCACAATCCTCGCTCCACGGTTTAACCCAGGGCGCAGTCCCTTGCTCTAGTTCTGCAATGATGCGATCGGTAATTAGTTGCGCGATATCCATTTGTTGAACCCCTCATGTGTTGATGTATTGATATATTTTCATGCTTTGTAGACATGCTCTATATACTTTGGTATCAAATACACACAAATACACTCTAAGATATATTCCATGCTAGAGATGTACTCTTAGAATCTTAAAAACTATATATAGGGATATAGGGTTCTATCTATAGATATATATAGGGTTAGTACTATCATTGATGTATCAGGGACATAAGATGATTGTTATCTATACGCTCCCTGCATCAATTGACAATGGGGCACAAAGGACGGACGGTGAGCCTTTCCCCGTCATGACATGCCTACTCATCACTCTGCTCAAGTCCAATCGGGTAGCAATTGGCCGCAACCAGTCGCGCAGATCGCTCGTTCTTGGCGCAAGTGAATGGGACGGGGGGTCGGGATTTAGGTGCACCACTACCATCCCCGCCCCAAAGAAAAACTGCTTTTCCTGCCTACCTTAAATATCTATTTGTGTATGATGAGTACATCGACAACATGGAGATGTACGAGATGTTTACGTTAGAGAGAGGTTTAGATATACCGGAGAGGAAGACTGGGCCTAAATACCCTTATGATCAGTTAGAACTAGGAGATAGTTTCTACCTTGAAGGAGGTGATCTATCGAAGCTATGTAATGCTAACTATAGAGAATGGAGAAGAACGGGAAAGAAGTTCACAGCAAGGAAGGTAGAGAATGGTGTAAGGGTGTGGAGGATTGAGTGAAGCATGATGATGCGGTGAGATGGATTACGAAGTATGCAGAGAATGATCCAACCTATCCGTATCTGGCGATGAAGTGGTATGAGGATGAGAGAAAGAAACGTCCTTTGAGTGCTGATGAGCAAAAGACGGTGTTGTGGTTAAAGGAAAACTATGGAATTGAAGCCCGATTGCAGAAACTGCCACTACAGCCAAGAGATTGGACTAAAGGAAAGTGATGACGGTAAGGAGGTAGTGCTGATCTGCACCCGAGATGGCTTGCTGGCAGAGAAGGTTTGCACTTATTACGAATATGAACCAGGCATTGAATGAAGTTTGACCTTAACCACTTCTATAAGTTCTGCAAGGAACTAAAGGTTGAAACCAAAGAGCTAGGCATACAACGCTTAGGTAATCGTTTGCTTGGAAGCCAGACCTATGTGATGCAAGAGATTGCTAAGGGTCTCAATAACGACATTCACTTCTTTGTGATTCTTAAAGGCAGACAGCTTGGGATTACAACTATATCGCTTGCACTAGACCTTTACTGGCACTTTAAGAACCCTGGGTTTCAAGGAACGCTCACGACCGATACGGAAGAGAACCGAGACCAGTTCAGAACCACACTTGCCATGTACATGGATGGTTTACCACCGGAGTACAAGATTCCTTTAATGACGCATAACAGGAATCAGATGGTCTTAAAGAATCGATCAAGGCTTTTCTACCAAGTCGCTGGCTTGCGAGCCAAGGGTTCATTAGGGCGTGGTAAAGGTATTACCTATTTGCATGGCACAGAGACTTCTTCTTGGGGTGATGAAGAAGGATTGGCTTCTTTGCTAGCTTCGTTGGCAGAGAAGAACCCCAATAGGCTTTACCTTTTTGAAAGCACAGCTCGTGGTTTCAATATGTGGCATGACATGTGGACAGTGGCAAAACGTGCAAGAACGCAAAAGGCCATCTTTTGTGGCTGGTGGCGCAATGAACTCTATAGTGCCGATGCCAAGTCCGATGTCTATAAGGTGTACTGGGATGGCAAGCTAAGTCCTGAAGAGAAAGAGTGGACAAGAGAGATTAAGAAGCTCTACCAAGTAGAGATTAATTCAAGGCAGATTGCCTGGTGGCGATGGAAGATGAATGAGGGGATTAAGGATGAAGCCCTCATGTATCAAGAATTCCCGCCAACAGAGGACTATGCCTTCATCATGACGGGTTCGAGTTTCTTTTCACATGCCCGTTGTACTGATCAAGCCAAGGTTGCCAAGCAATTATTACCTCGGTTCTACCGCTTCTCAATGGGACAATACTTTGAAGACACTGAGTTAATTAACTCAACAGAGCGCATGGCAACGCTGAAAGTATGGGAGGAACCGATTGAAAACGCCTACTACGTCATCGGTGCTGATCCAGCATATGGAAGCAGCGACTGGGCTGATCGTTTCTGCATCCAAATCTACCGCTGCTATGCAGATGGACTTGATC